CCGTAAGCAATTCTGAGGTAGGATTCCCTCGATTAGCTCATCATCCCACCGCTTAAGTGTGATTGTCTCGGTGTTCGGGCTGTACGAGTGGAATACAAGAGTTTCGCCTTCGTAAGTGAGGGCACCCTTTCCCTTGACGATGGCTATAGGGTCTTCAGCTTCTAGTTGATGCTCCATCTCATCATGAAGAGATAGCGTTACTTCTTTAAGGATCTCGCCATTGGAGGTGGTGCTTTCAGATTTAGTATCAAACTTTGTACCTTTTTCTGAGTCTGTGCAAGTTTTATTCTCACTATGAGTGTGGAGATGCTCTGACCCGTCACACCCGTCACCGGACTTTAGTGCTGCGGGTTCAGACCCGTCACGGTACCCGTCACCTGACCCGTCACGCGACCCGTCACAAGAGAAGTGGCTTTGCACAGACTCATCATCGCCCTGCTTGGCTAACCTCTCTAGCTGAGTTTCCAGGGTTGGTACGTCGATATCCTGCACCTCATCTCGCAGGCGAACACCTTCGATAAACTTGCCTTCCCTAGTCTTCTTAGCTTGAATACCTTCAAAGCCTAAGTCTTGTAGGACTTCGAGGGCATCGGGGGAGAAGTTTTTGAGGGTCTTTACTGCTTTCAGCCCGATAATAGGACAGTAGTTTACATAGTCCTGGTATAGCCCAGGCACACCTTCTGCCCTAGAACTGACTCTGGCGCTTCGACCTTCCTCAAAAATGATGCGGTCGTTAATCCAGGCAGCCAAGCCGTCATTCCTGATGCGGTTTTTCCAGTGAGTGAGCCTTACCTCCGCTGGCTTACCTTGCCCTTTAAGTATATGCCTGACATACTCCGGGTCTAACTCAATAAGGTAGTTAAGGAACGCGCTGAGTTCTTCACGGAACTTCGGCATTAGGTCATGGGCATCCTTGGGATTAACTTTGCGGTTGAAGGGAACTTCAATAGCCCTTCTCGCAACACCCTTGGCACTGCTGCCATAGAACACTGGTTCGTTAGCGATGACCATAGCCATCCCGGTAAACTGGAGTTTGAAGCCTTTCTCGCCTTTCTCTTCCACAGACAGCTCTCGACCTCCAGTGATGCTTTTGAATGGCTGTAGCTTCCCAGTGTATTTGTCGACGTCATCAAACAGAGCTAACCACGTGCCATCGATTTTGATCTTCTCGAACCGACCACCGTTAAACTCTGCAAAGTCGGGAGTTGAGACATTCTCGAACCCTAGAAGCTCCATCAAGAGAGAGGCATAGGTTCCTTTACCAGAGTTAGGGATTCCTGTCAAGTATAGGAACTTTTGAAGGTCGTACATACCACGTAGACAGGCAGCAGCGAAGCAGATTAAGATTTCCTTAAGATGGCTGCTTCCATTGGTCACGAAGTCTAGCCAATCATTGATATTAGACCAATCGCTTGCATCCGGGTCAAAGTCCCTATCCAGAGTGCTCCGGAAATAGTAAGAAGGGCTATGGGGAAGCAACTCTTTGGTTTGCAGGTTATACACACCATTGCGAAAGGGCAGCAAAGTCCCTGGTGCCGGGTTCTCCATCTCTTTGGTATAAAGCTGAGACTGTAAAGCCCTAATTACCTCGAGATAATCGCTAGGAGTTTTGACGCTGTAGTCACCCAGTTGAGGGATGAGTTCAATCAGTTTGTTCTGTAGGTACTGATTAGAGATTTGGCTCCATACACCATCTTGCTCGACACCATACTCGAACCATACTTCCCTATTGGTCAGGAACACAAGCTGATCTTTGTACAACTTCTTAATGTTCTTCGCAATGGGCACCGCTTCGTTCTTAGCAGGCGTGGGCTTGTCTGCTTTATCGCTGCCCTTACTCTCGCCTTTACCCTTGCCTTTCTTACTGGAACTGTTTTTCTCAGCCTTCTTATCGGGGGGTGATGCGGCATTTAGGATGCTCTCGAAGTATTGGATGCCCTTGTTCTGAATAAGGTCATCGACGCCTTTGCCCTCGGATTCTTGCCATTTTCCGGCAATCTCATAAAGAGTGCCGCCTCGGGCACTCATAACATCTGAGATTTGCTTAAGCTCCCTTAAGACCTCAAGTTTGTTTTGCACGTCAGCATCGAAAGCATTGATCAGTGCAAAGCCTTCCTCGACCAGATAGTCTAGGTTGTCTACTAACACCTTTTCCTGACCAGGAACTTTGTCGCCATTCTCGTCCCTGATCCAAGGCTTCAGCGCCATTGTGACTCCAGGTACTGCCACTGCTGGATAACCGTGAGTCCACAATTTAAGGGCTTTGAACAGACCTTCAGTTAGAATTAGAGCAGGCTGATCATTAACCGTCGTGCAGCGTTCCTTAATTTCCTCGATATCCTTTGCCCAGCTAAGGTCAGGAAGCTTAGGCAGGATGGCGTCGTAGATGCAAATTTGGTTCTCTTTCTCATGCTTAGTCTTTTTGCGGGTGAGGTACCGCCTCTCTTCACCGTCTTTCCCCATTTTGTGGGGTTTATCAAAGCGAACCTGCTCGCAGCCATCCTCGCCTCGAAGGACAATCCCATCGCTCTCGATATCCTTGCGATTAAGAACTCGATTGACTTCCTCGGCATCCTCGCTGCGGGTATTGAGCCGGATGAGCGTGGGATCAATCTCGCGCTCCGCCACCATGTTCTGCCAGTGACGTTCGTAGATATGCTCTGGGCGCTCTACGTTGCCACTTTGGTCAATGTGCGTTAACGTATTAATAGATTCAGTCATTGAATAACTCCATAACTAATTGGTTTTCAGTGATGCCCTCACTACTGTTGGTGGCAGTAATGAGGGCAATTACCCTAATCCACTACAGGGTAAAAATTCTCGTCATCGATATCCTCGCGTCTCCCTAGGGCGCGGGGTTCGTCATCGTCCGGGGCATGACCTTTATGGATATCAACGGAGATGCTTCTCCGCTTATCTCCTTTGGTCTCAGGCTCGCTATCATCAAACCAGATTTTCCACCAAAACCCGGATGCAGAGCCAAACCTAGCGAGCACGTCAATTAATTCGGATCCACTACGGTATAGGGACGTTCTATCTAGAGGCTCGCGGTAGGGTTCTGTCATCTCGAGGCACTCCGCCAGAGTCCCTTGAGTCCCGTATTTATCTTGCCAGATACACTGCCATGAGTCGGATTCTGGGTTGTAATTCCAAACGCGATTGCTCATTGTTTTTCACCTCCGCTAACTTTGTAGTGATAGAAAATACGCTGGGCTAGAACTTCCATCTGGTCTATAGGGTGCAAGTGCCTCGGCACTTCGTAAAACCTTAAGGCTTTCTCACTTTTGAACCTATCTTCGAGTGAGGCTCTATCGCCCAAGTATGCCGTCTTTACTAGCCCCGCTGCGAGTGTGCGAGCGGCTATCATTTGCTGCTGGTCTTTTTTCTGCTTTGGTGACATGGTTAAATTTCCCAATACAAGATGTCTGCATCATTAGCTACCATCTCTTGAAGCCCATCAAGGTTGTGTAACTCACTATATAGATCGTCTGTCACGTTCCAAGTCCAAACTTTAGCGCCTGAGCCTTGGCGAGGAGTCATAATCACATAGAGTGCCTTGGCTTTAGGTGCAAAGACTAAGAACTTGGCTAGTGGGAACGTAGGCTGTTCGTTGATGCCTTTTGCCACTATAGTCCGGATCATTTCCGAGCGCGTCATTCCCGCCTTCTCAGCTTTTTCATCAACCCGCTGAGTTAGTTCGCGGTCAATGCGCATGTTGACATGGTCTCTTTGTTCGGTCATAGGCTGCTTACCCATTGCTACACTCCTAGTGTAACACAGCGATATTATATTCTCCTCTATAAACTACGGCAGCAAACCGTAGATTACCCTAACAAAGCGAAACCCCCAGCCATTGGGAGACTGAGGGAAACGCCCTGCACACAACTAGCAAAGGAGTCATGGAACAATAAGGCACCAGGCGGCTGGATGCTGGCAGATTTAATGTCATGCCCAGGACAGGCAGGATTTAGACAGTACTATAGTTGACGGTCACTGATCCGGGTTTGAGTGTCCCTTCAGGCTCCTTCAACCCTAGCTTGAGGTCGAGATCATACTGGAGCTTATTAAAGCTGTCTATAGGCGTTCTATAGCCTGTAAACTCGACGTCATCGGCTTTGGAGAGCTGCTGGCTTTGTAACTGCTGCTCCAGTACTAAAGCTGCCACTTCATAAGGTCTGTAATGCGTGACACCGCTAGAGTTCTCTAGGGCAGTGGCTTCAAGCAAAGCATCTAGATAGCCTTTATTCCCTGACGTTGACGTCAAGGTTTGGACGAATGACCTTGTTTTATTTAAGTTTGTATAGTCCATAACCTAATCTTATTAAGATTGAGTGGTCTGATACAGCTCAGCAACCTTACTCTCATCGACGCCACTCGGTAGGCGATCCTTGTATACAAGGCGATTGTGCCTGTATAGGGCTACTTCGTAAGGCTGAGTCACGTTACCACCTAACATACTTTCCTGCACGTCATGGGCAGTTAAGTAGATGTCATCTGTGGAGCTATGGGTAGAGCTGTCGTAAGGGATATACTCGCTATCTGAGCTTGCATCTGCCCTTGCAACCAGAGTCCCTGCTGGCACTGGTGGAGAGAAGGACGATGCCTTTAACCTTGCTCCACCAGGGAGAATGTTTTCTCCAGTCAACGGATCTCCGTTAAAAGGGTGACTTGTCTTTTGTACGTTTCCGAATGTTACCGGCATAAAAATACTCCTATATAACTATGTTTGCTCTGTCAGGCAGTTGCATTCTCATCCGATGGCAAGGATTGCGCTGCTGCCTGCATTTCTTGTTCCCTCTCTTGCTGGAGCTGAGAGAGTTCTGCATCAGGGTCTTTGAAGCCTAGTTGAGCTAGAGCAGACCGATGACTGATCAGACCTCCGTTAAAATTCGCTAGTATGGCTTGACTTTGTTCGGGCGTCAGAACGGAATCTGAGAGGTTTAGGTGACAGCGAACCCTAGCGGTCTTGTTACCCAGAAGCTTACCAACCGACGTCATAATCCCGCTTATGGCGCTTTCAACCCCGGTTTGAAAACCTCTAACACGCCGAGAAAAGTCTTGCTGTGCCCTTATTCGAGCCTCACCACTTGCGTTGGCGCCCACGTTTTCAAAGGATTGCGAGAATTCCCTGAATAACTGGGATGAGTAATGAGCGTAGGCTTCCCGATAGAGTTCAAAACTGATCGGCTGGATAGTCTCAACCTTAGGGTCAAGAACCTGGGATTCCCCGTTCTTCTTCACCTCAGCACCAAAGACTTGGTTGTAGGCACCAGGACTGATGTCTAACCCAGTTTCAGGCACTTGACTATTGAGCAAGAGATGCGTTAGGTACCCAGACCTATTTATATTAAGCTGTGACATCGTATCAATCAGACTTATGACCTTCTGTAACGACATTACGCGTTCACTAATAACCGACTCAATCCCTAGAGGCATAATGAGGAAATTCCCATTAAGGTTGAGGGTCTGTGTCTCCAGAACCGTTTCATCCTGGAGGGTTTGGACTATCAGGGCACCGTCTTCACCAAGGAACTGACGCTCTACTAAGGCGCGGTCATCTTCATCTTTGTAGTGATACTCGAAGGAACTAACCTGGTCATTTGCTCCTCGATTAACCACCACGTCCCTAGGCGCGTGAATCCTTGGGATGCCGTCCTGCTCTACGTAAACCCTCAGGAAACCCTTGCCTTCCACCATGCCGTTGATTACCGCTTGGGTAAGCGGCGGATTATCATCACTAGAAAGCAGCGTGTGATTCGATAATTGCTCAAAATACCAGTCATCAACCCTCCCTTTAGCCGCCTTTTTGGGCGTCATTTGGAAGTCGGGTGTCTCGCCAACCAGGGCATTTACAAAGCGGTTAACGCCTTGGGCAACCAAGTTATCGGACACAAAGATGCGCTCTAACTCGCTCACAACCTTTTGATACTGGGGACTATTAAGAGGCGGTAAGTTCCCTGTGTAATAGGGCAATAGCTCACCGTTATAGAAGTCCCGGCGTTTTTGCTCCAACTGGTTGTTGTGAAAGCGATCAAGTTTCATCTATTCAACTCCGTATCTCTGGTTGATCTGCTTAAGACGCTGGGCTTGAGTTTCCTGGTAAATGGCAGCAATGTCGCTAGCAGGACTTTGGCTTGCTGGGCTGCCCTTAGGAGTGGAGAACTTCGGGACAGCTTGTCCTGAGGTTGACTCTTCACTTTTGGCAGTTTTGCCAGAAGTATCCTCCGGCAGCAATGACTTTTTCACCTTGCTTAGGGTTGGATGGCTATCCAGATATTCCTCTAGGCTCTGTTCTCCGTTCTCTGTGGCAATCTTGCCGTTCTCACCTAACTGCAAATCGGAGGGTAAGAAAGAGTCGAGAGCAGAGCGGTCGGCTCCATTGTCACTACTGAGCTTGTCCAGCAGTCTTGCCCTTTCCAGGTCAGCTATCTTTTGCTTTGCTTCTTCTAAATTTTCCATGACTGCCTCCTAATTAAGCTGCGAGATCGATAGTGGAGAAAGCCTCAGGCGCCATCACGACAGGACTATGAGTGCTCCAGCTCTGCCCTTGGATTACCACGTTTTTGCCGGTGTCAATGGTGCGGACGTCAGCAGCAACTTTAGGCTCTGTTTGCCCAGTGGCAATACCTATATAGTGACTGCCGATTCGATTGCTGCCACCATTAATTAGACTGCGATCGGTTCCTGGAGCTGAGATAGTCAGATCCTGTGGTGTGGAGCCTACTAGCAGCACGATGCCATCGGGGATAAAGGGGTGGAAGCTGCCTCCATCGTCCCAGTATCCGCTTTTCACGGTCTCCAGCGGCGGCAGGGCATTAGCCTGTAAAAACTGGGCGTAGAAAATTCCCTGGTCAGCGGTAGGCACGGTGCTATCGCTTTGATTCAGGTACATTTGCCCATATTCGCTACGAAGTTCCTCGTTGGAAGCTATAGCCTTTGCTGTCTTTCGATTGACCAGCAGCCGACTCAAGGGATACCCCTTGTCTTCTAACCATTCCTGCTGCTCCTCTAGGGCGTTGATGAAGGGATCTTTAGGTGCAGTCTCCTCATTCATGAAGTTTGAGGATTCACTAGCATACGGCTCAACACGCTGCCCACTAATCGAGTCCATCTGCACTGTCTCTTGAAGTTGATTTGCTCCGACCCTTTCATAAGACCCGGTGCATATCAACTCGGCACGTTGCTTTTCCCTCAGCAAGGCTTGAGGCTGGGCAAGTCCGGCAGAAGAGATATTCAGCAAGCGACTAATAGCGTCCCTGGAGTTGCGTCCTAGCAGAGCCTGTAAGGATTCAATCTGAGGTTGGTTCAGAGTCATGCCGATATCTGCCTCACGCAGCTCGACTAACGCACTCTGCATCTCGTGCGAATCCTTGGTTGCCGGCTCCGAGTAGCGGGTGGAACTATTAGCAATCCTGCTATTCATGCGCATCCCATCAATTCTGAAGGAATGAGTTTCATCCACGTTAGTCTCCGGGAGCAATTCGGAGAAAACTAAGCGCTGTCCTGCTGCCTGGAACTGCAAGGAAGGATCATCCGCCGCAAGCTGAAACCCTTCACCTTGATTAATTTGCTGTACGAGTGATTGAATATTTTGCAATTTTCACCTTATTTTCATAAGCTTCACCTATATTTTAGCAGTTTTCTATCAATTTTTCTTAATCTTGTGCTAGGATGAGGGTAATGCTCGATTTGCGAGTTAGTTCGTCTCTAGGATTCATTCATTAGTTGACAGCTTCCCGAATGTGGTGATAGGGGAGCAGCAATTGAACTTTATAGTTTCTCTTCTAATAGCATTGTCCCTGCCCGCTAGCCCCGAGGCAGGGGCTTTGTTATTGGGCAAATTTAGGTGTTACAGGTAAAAGGGTTGCTGTTACACCTATGTAACGCCCCCCTGTAACGGCTGGAACCCTTGGCAACTGCGTATTAGAAGGAGGTGTTACACCCGTTAAAGGCAAATCCTCAACAGCACAGCAATGGGTAAGGTTAATTAGTAATACTTCTCCCCAATTTGAGTCGGGAAGGATTCGGCTGTTACACCTGTAACGGCAAGCCACAACTTAGACTTGGTGGAAACTCTAGCTGTTACACGCCCCTGTAACAGCCCTGTAACACTAGCTTTGGTTATCCTGAGGTTGCCAAAATTTGGGCTGTGAGGCATAAGAAAGCTCCGTAGGATAGGTACTACGGAGAAGTGCTTAGTTGGGCTGTGAAAAGCAATTTTGTGGGGCTTATCTACCTATTGCCCTTGATCGCTCTCTTCACACTCGTCTCATACCACTGATGCCCTTTCCTGGTGGTGAAACCGTTGTCATTGAGCCATTCGGTGACAGCGCGATAAGACTTGCCTGATTTGCGGTGACTCTTCATCTTGGCTAGAACGCTCTGCTCAAACTCATCCTCGACTAAGGCTCCATCAAGTGCCTTATAGCCGTATGGTGGAGCGCCGCCGTAGTATTGTCCTGCCTGCTTCTTAGCTTCTATACCGGCTTGACAGCGCTGCTTAATCATATCCCTCTCGAACTCCGCCAAGCCCGCCAGCATAGTCCGCATAAGCTTTCCAGTTGGCGTTGAGGTGTCGAGTTGGTAGTCGATCACAATTAGCACCTTGTCTCTTCGGTCAAAGTCAGCAGTGATGTTGAGGATATCGTTAGCTGAACGCCCCACTCTGTCTAGGTTTGCGACTATCATCCCATCGTAGTCGGGTAGGTCTCTGAGTAGCTGCTGAAACTTCGGACGGCTCTCTAAGTCCGCACCAGAGCAGACTTCACTGTAAGTCGCTGCTATCTCATGACCGAACGCCTTACAGTAACCATCTATCTTGTCTTGCTGCACTCCAAGGCTTGTGTTATCTGCCTGGATTTGCCCGCTTACACGAGTATACGCCAATAGCCTCATAGGTCTTAGTATATCTGAACTCAACTGCCTTAAGTGTAGCACATTATTCAACTGTTTTGTGTCAACCCGAGGCGCTCAAACCCTTGTGAGAGTGATAATCATTATCACTGAGAAGGGCTGGAGTCGATTTGAGGGTGAGCTTCTCTTAACCACGCACTCTCAGTAGTTGTAGCAATCCCTCCAGTGGACTGGAAGGTTAGGCTGTAAATGGTAAGTAAAGATTTGCAAATTTACACCTGTAAAGTATATGCTCAGTCCTATTCAACAGAAAGCAGCAAAACTCCTCACTGATGGGCACTCTAAGGCAGACGTCGCTAGAGAGTTAGAAGTCAGTAGGATGGCAGTCTACCAGTGGCTAAAGAAAGAAGAGTTTCAATCCGCCCTAGGCGAACACCTAGCGCCTTACCAACCTCCACCAGCGCCACCAGAGCCACCACAACAGAGCCGCAGGGAAGCAAACCAACAAGTAGTCGATAAGGTAGATGAGCTTTCCCTGATCGCGCTGGAGAAGATGGGCGAATTAATACGTAATGACGATCAGCCCAAGGTTCAAACCGAGATACTGGAGCAAGTCCGGAAATGGCGGAATGACTTGAATATGAACAACAGCCCAGAAGACTCGGTTGAGGATGGGTTAGAGAAACTCATATCTAGCGCTAAGCAGTTCAACCAGACCAATAACTACTACAGCGAGTCTGGTGAGAAGACGATAGACACGGAGGCGCAGAGCTAATGGCACATATAGACGCTCCTATCGACATAGAGACCTTCGCCACTGCACCACAATTCCTCAATCTCAGACCGCATCCGAAGCAACTCGAGGTGCTGCGAGGGATCTTTGACCAGGAGAATCAGCGAATCATAGTCTGCTGCGGCAGGCGATCAGGGAAAGGATGGGTCTCCTCTATTGCTCTCCTCTATGCAGCCATAATCCTCGCCCCGCAATACAGGCAGTATCTCAGTGGGGACGAACCGCTTTACATGACGCTAGTTAGTACGCAGCGAGACCTTGCTAAAAAGGCGTTGAGACGCATCAAGTCCTTCCTTGAGGGCAACAAACAACTCAAGGCGCTCATTACCCGTGAGACTGCTGACACGCTTGAATTCACCGGCAATGTGGTGATCCAAAGCATCTCTACCACGGCATCTAATGCGGTTGGAGATGCAGTGGGATTCGCCATATTGGACGAGTGCAGCCGGATGCAGCAGAACTCCGAAGACAGATCCAAGATTAGTGGTGAGGAGGTTTATAAGGCACTCTCACCGGCACTTGCCCAATTTGGAGACCTCGGCAGAACCCTACTCATTAGCAGCCCTTGGGTCTCTCGCGGGTTCTTCTACGATGCGGTCATGCAAGCGAACAGTCCTGAGAAACCGGAAGGCGTGAAGCTGTATTGGTACAGCACGCAAGAAATGAATCCCAATATCACTAATCGCTTCCTGGAGCAAGAGAAGGAAGTTCTAGGCTTGCAGCACTATAGAGCAGAGTATCTAGCCGAGTTCCAAGATTCAATAGATACTTGGCTTGATAGTTTTTTGATTCGCCAGCAGGTAAGGCACAAAAACTCCTACCACAAGCCCAACCCTGAATACTATGGGCACTATATCCTCGCTTTAGACCCGGC